TAGTTTTTCTGTATTACCACCAGCTTTTCTAACTTTTTCTAATATATCATTAAATTGTTTTGTATTGGTGTAATCTTTTTGTTTAAAAAAACCTTTTTCTGTTTTTTTAACTAACTGTTCTATATTTGGTCTTCGTTTAATTATTTCATCTAATTGTTTAGTTAAAGTATTTGATTGTTTTAATAAAGACTGACTTTGTTCCACGAATTGAGATTCTGTAATTAAATTTTTAGCTCTATCATCACCAAGTTTAATTGTTTGATCAGTAACTTCTTTTATTCCATCATTTAAATTTTTAAATGCAATAACATCATCTATTTGTTTTTTTATAATATCTCTACCCCCTTCTCTTCTAGTAGCTGTTAATAGAGACTCTGATCCGTTGTCCATGGGTCGTATTACATCATACAAATCTGTTAAAAATTTTTCTTGTGAACTTACAGTTTCTTTTAATCCTTTAGGCGCAGTGTAATATTGTGTTTTAACTACATCTCCTAATTCTTTAATAGATGTATCTAGTTCTTGAACTGATTTACTTGCTGCAAATTCTGTTGCTTTAATATTGTCTAAACCAAAACGTCTTGCTTCAAATGTATATTTAGTTCCAGTTCCCTCTGGTTTTAGTCCAAACAATCCATATTTTTGTAATCTTCTTTTTAATGGGCTTTCAGCATATTCTAATAACCCTGTTTCTGATGGTTTTCTTAATTGTTGTATACCTTTACCAGCACCTACTAGTGCAAGATTAAATATAGCACCTTCTGTTCCAAATTTTAATCTATTTTTTAATCTTCTATAAGCTTCTGATCTACCCTCTTTAGTTTCTTTGTCCATCATAGTAATTGCAAAAGGCTCTAATGATGTTCCTCTAGCAATATCAGCAAATGTTCCAATATCTTCATCAGCAACAATTGCTTCACCGACACCTGATCCAACAATTGCTCCTGTAGTTGGTCCCATTATCTTAGATCCAACTCTTGCTAAACTTAAATACTTACCAGTTTTTTTTGCATCTAAAGCTCTTTTAGCAATTAATGCTGCCCTTGTTCCAACTTGAGCTCCTTTAATAGCAAGCGGCGCTATCTGTGTTATTGCTTGTGTAATTTTTCCGATTGTTCTAGCTTCTGCTTCGTCATCAAATGGATTGACTTCATCAAACCATTGTTCGACATCTTTGGCTGTATTAGTATCTGCCGCTAGGTCATATATTTCTGCACCTAGCGATACAAAACCTTTTGGTATATTCCATAAACCAGTTGCTACACCAGCTAACGCAGACTCAAAAAAACCTACGTCCTGTTCTTTTTTCTTTTCTGTTTTAGAATCTTCAGAGGATATTTGAAAGCCCATGCTACCTCCTTAAAAGTTATCATCACCAGGTTCTGCAAAATCGTCTTTACCGTTTTTGTCTTTACCTATGTATTTTCCTACTTTACCATTTTTAAAAATATAAAATGCTCCAGGAGCATAATCACTGCCAGGGTCTTTTTGAAAAACTCCTATACCTAAACCAGATTCTTCAATTGCTTCGGCTGCTGATTTAGCTGATTTTTTATCTGTAACATAATCACTTTCAATTAAATCTGTAGCATAATTATCTATTCTAGATTGTTTAGTTCTTCCTTTTGTAGCAGAGCCAGTAGACAATACTTTTGCTAAAGCTTCTTTTTGAGTTAGACTTGGATCCAATCTCATAATATCTCTAACCTGTTTCATAATTGTACCAGGATCAGCCTGTTTTAATGCAGCTTCTAATGCCATAGCTTTAGCACCAGCATCTGTTTTTCTTTTAGTTTCTGCAATTCTTGATAGACCTTCAAGACTTGAAGCACCAGCCTTACCGATAGCACCAATTAAATTACCGCCAGGTTGTGCTAATAAATTAGCACCAAATTTAGCAAGCTCTAAATATTTTTGTCTTTTTAATTCATCTTCGTCTGCAGATAATTCTGATTTAAATAATGGTAATAAATCTTGATACATTGTTTTAAGATCATTGTCAGAAAGTTTTTGTGTCTCTGTATCATCTGCAGAGACAGGTTTGCCTTTCAAAGTTATCGATGAATCTTGATCTTCTTCAAGATCAGAACCTAAATTTATTGTGTTATCGGGTATAGGAACACCAAGGGCTTCTCTTTCTTCAATTTCTTTTGATTGTTGTTCTAAAAGAGGTTTTTTAAAAAATGCTTCTCCTTCTGGAGTTTTTAAAAATTCTGCTTTTGCTATTTCTTTTTGTTGAAAAGATCCAGGAAGCCTTAAACCACCTTCAACATCAGAAAAATCTACAGATAAATCTGCTGATTCTATGGCATCTTGATATTTATCTTCTATTTTTTTATTACTTAAAAAAGGTTTTTGTTTAAGTTTTTCTGCTTCTAAATATAGTTGAGGATCTGTTAAAAGACTAGTTCCTCTTTTAAAACCAGGTCTAACTGACATAATACCATCATCACTACGACCACCCATTCTAAACATCGGTCTTTTTAATATTCTATTATTCATTATCCAAAAAGTTTTCCACCTAAGCTGCCATAAATACCTGCAAGTGTTGAACCGATACCCAGTGCACTTTGTAATGGAGAAGCGTTAGGTACGTTAGTTGATTGTGATCCTCCAGGGTATCCACCCATAATTCCAGTTACTATGTTTGCATATCTATCAACTTGTTCCTGTGGTTGATAAGCTGCCATCTTTGCTGCTTCTCTTTCAGCATCCATCTCTGCTTGTTTTTGAGCTTGATTAATAGCACCAAATTTACCTAATGTTGAAACATCTGCACTTTGTAAACTAGGAAGTAGTTGTGCTAAACCTTGTTGATTAGCAAATTGTTGTTGTGCAGCTTTTTTTGCAGCTTCAAAACCTTGTTGTTGTAATTGAGCCTGTAATCCAGCTCTTTCTCTAGCCATACCTGAACCAAACTCTGCTAGTTGAACACCTTCTCTACCTCCACCAAAAGCTCCTGAAGCAACTGCATTGTCTCTTATTTGTTGTTCTTGTATTTGTTTGTTTCTATCAAATTCTTTTAGTGTAGTATCAATAACTTGTGATTGATACGGAGACATGTATTGTTGAAAAGCTTGTGGTCCTGTAGCAGCTTGCGCTGCCTGTAAAAATGGTTGATAAGAACCAATACCTGATTGTGCTAAAGCTTGTGCTTGTTGTTGTAAAGCATCTTGACCAGCAACACCTGGTGCAATTCCTGCTAAACTTTGTTTTCTAATATCAAATTGTTGAGCAGCTTTTTGTCTGGCTGCAAACTGTTCTGCTGTTTCACCTGTTTGTTGTGTAAGAGTACCTGCTCCAGATGTTACAATTGGAACACCTGTCTGTGCGGTTACTTGTGTTGCTAGATCTTTTCCTAAATCTTCTACAAATTTTGGTGGTAAAGTTTGCGTTACTTGTGTTGCCATTATAGTATTCCTTCTAATCCTTGAGATTTTTTAGAGATTTTTCCTCCAGATTCAAGATTCTTCATGGTATTATACATAACTTCTGCACCCTTGTCTACATTTCCATTGCCTGCATTTCTAACAGCATCTGCTGTAAATACAAACTCATTTTTTGATAGCCTTGCAGGGACATCATCTGCTTTTTCCATTCTACCTATAGGAACAAAACCACCTTCAGCTCTTAAATCCATTTCTTTACCGCCCATATCTAATAAAGGCATAGTTTCTTTAGCCACTGGTTCTTTAGAACCTTCTGCTTTTGCATTTTTATTTCTTTCATAAAAATCTTTAAAAGCATCTGCTTTTTCATGCATCGTAACTAGGGGACTGTCTGGATTAGCCTCGTATCTTTGAACCCATTTTTTATAAACTTTACTTTTTGAAAAATCTTCTCCTGAACCAGATGAATAATTTATTCTACCTCCATCAGCCATAAATCTAGGAGCTAAATATCTATAAGGACTATTTCTAATAGCTTCAATATCTATACCCTCTCCTCTATCTAGACCTTCGTCCTCTTCTTCTTGTGATGTTAATAATCCTGCTAATCCAGATGCTGCTGCTATTGTTTTTAATGGATTGCCTTTAGCATAATCTATTACTCCACCTAGTAAACCTTTACTTTTAAAACCCAAACTAGGAGGAAGTGTTTTACCACCTAGTAGCATTTGTTTAAATGCTAAACCTTTACCACCACTAAATAAACTTGCAGCTGGTCCAAAACCACCCATTCCTGCTCCAAGACCAAGTAAAGCAACTTTACCAAACGGAGACTTAACAACTTTTTTAACTGCTCTTGCTGCTTTCTTAACTAGCTTACCTAAAAAATATTGTTGTCTTCCTGATTCAAGGTCCATGATTCCACCTTGATATTCAGGCATTCCACCATCAGCAAAACTACCTCTCATCATTTCTTGAAGA